GGGCTGCACCAGACCGCCCGAGGCAAAGCCCTGGATGCCCGCCAGCGCACGCCCGGCCAGTGCCTGCGCCGGAGCGCTCAGATTGTTGATGGCTTCGAAGAAGCCCGCGCCGTAGCGGGCGACTGCCTGCCGGTTCACGACGAACTCGCCCGGGGTGAGCATCGCCGGGACGGTGTCGGATTTCGCCAAGCCACCGCGCCGGTAAAACTCGCCCTGGTTTTGCTCCATGTAGTCGATCAGCTCGCGCTCCAGGTCTTTACCCCAGAGCAGCGGCTGGGCCATCGCCTGCCGCCACGTCTGCTTGATGCGTTCGAGGTTCTGGCGCTCGTTGCCGGTCAGCGTCTTGCGGCCGATGAAGTCTTCCAGCGTGCGGCGATCCTGCTGCGCCTGCTTGCCGTAGTTGTCCATCGTCTTGCTGCGCATATCCAGACTGACCGATGCGCCGTAGTTCCACTGCAGCCAGCTCGTGTACTCGTTCATCCCCTGCAGGCCCAGGTCGATCATCTTGAGCGCCTCGAACGCTTCGCGGTTCTTCTTGGGCCTGCTCGGCTTGTCGTTGGGATCGGAGCCTGTGGAGCCGGTACCGCCCAACGAGGCAACGCGCCCACCGACCGCGAAGTGGGCGACGCCATTGGCCAGACGCGAGAGCGCGCCGCTGCCGTACTTCTGCACCGCCGCCTTGCGGATCACGAAGGCCCCGGCATCCAGGGTGCGCGGCACGGTGTCGTGGTGGCCGGAGCCGGGCACCGAGCCACCGCTCATCCGGGGAAAGGCCGGAGCCACCGCACCGCCGTCGGCAAACCGCCGCACGCCACCCACCAGACCGCCAGTGGCATTGGTTTCCACCTTGGTCACGTAGATGGTGTGGGTGCTGGAAGTGTTGCGCCCGTTGAGGCTGTCGATTTCCGCGCGTACCGCACCGACGTTGCTGGCCACCTGATGCTGCGACTCGGTCTGGATGCGATCCAGCGCCTTGATCATCCCCTCGACATTGGTGATAGCCGCCTGCGCCTTCTCGGTCGCCACCTTCAGCTCGAACTGCGCGTTTTGGTCGGCGTAGGTCTTGAGCTTATCCAGTGCCTCCTTAGCCTTGGACACATCGGCATCGACCGGCAGCGTCTTGCCTTCCTTGAGCAACTGCTCGTATTCCTTGAGCTTCTTCTCCGCTTCCTGCAGATCAGCCTGGATCTGGAGCAGGTATTCCTTTTCGGCCAGCGCCTTGTCCAGATCAGCGATGGCCTTGTCGAAGCGCGTGGTGTCGGCGTCGAGCGTGACCTTCAGCCCGTCCTTGAGCTTGGCCGTGATGTCGTCGATCTGGCGCGTGGTCTCGGTCAGCGTCCGCTGAATCTCATCGCGTGCGGTGATCGCCGAGCGTGCCGCCGTCTGGTGGGCCTTCGCTTCGGCGTCCAGCGTCTGGTTGAGGATTTCCTCGGACTGGCGGATGCGGTCGATGGCCTCACGCACGCCCTGTTTGCCCTGCGCGGCCTGCGCATCGGCGTCCTTGGCCTTCTGCGCCAGTTCGGCGCGCAGCTGATCGGCCTGCCGCATCAAATCGGTGGCCTGCTGGTACTCCTGTCTGCGGTAGGCCTCGCGAGACTGCGCTTCGAGCTGCGTGACCTGCGACACCGCCTGCTCGGACTGCTTGCGCGCTTCCTCGCCGCGCTTGGCCTCGTTGGTCTGGCTGGTGGCCACCTGCGCGGCCATGTCCATCGCCTTCTGCGCAAGCTGGCGGGCAAGCTCCAATTCACCGTTGGCCAGCGCCCGGCGCGCCTGCTCCTGCATCTCGGCAATCTGGCGCTTACGATCCTCAGTCGCCTCATACTCCGTCATGCCCTGGCGGCGGATGTCGCGGATGCGCTCCTCCGTGGACATCGACAACTGGCGCTTGGCTTCCTCGATGCGCTGCACTTCCGCGAGATGCCGGTTGGCTTCGGCGTTGAGCGCGTCGATGTGCTGGCGGTACTCGGAGAGCGCCTGCGTCAGCGTCTGGCGCTTGGTGGCGAGGATGTCGTTCTCGACCCGCTGCACGTTGGCGCGGCGCTCCTCCTCGGTCTGGCCTTGCCGGGCGGCGGCGTCCTTGCGCGCCTGCGTTTCCTGATCGATCAGGCCGAGCGTCTCGGTCGTGGCCTGACGGCGCAGGGTCGCCTGCTGCGTCAGCGCCTCGGTGAGCAGCTGCGTGGACTTGGTGATCCTGGCGGTTTCGGATTGCTGGGTGCGATCCAGTTCCGCCTTCTCCTGGTCGTAGCGGTTCTTCACCGCCTGCACCTGCTGGGCGAGGCTGGCCTCGACGATGGACGTCAGCCCCTTGTAGGCCTCGGCCATCTTGGCGGTGGCATCGTTGACCACGCCTTGGGCCTTGCCGACGGCCTGTTCGACCTCGCCCAGCCGGGACTTGAGCTTCTCCAGCGCGGCGTGCACGGCCTCAATGCCGCGTCCGACCGCTTCCTGCGTGCCCTGGCGCACGGCTTCGAGCCGCTTGGCGATCTCCTCGGCAGCGGTCGCGGCGGTGTTCATCGCCCCCTTGGCGGCGTTCGCGCCTTCGGTGGCGTCCGCGTACATCTCGGCGAAGATGCGATTCATCTCCGCGAGCCGCTGCTCGTGGCGCTTGGTGGCTTCGGCGATGGTGTCGGATGTGAAGATGGCGGCGAACACCTCCCACTGGAAGCGCAGGTGCTCGATGCCCTTCATCAGCACCTCGACCATGAAGATGCCCGCCTTGCGGACGATCTCGAACTTCTCTGACAGCCACGTCCCAATCTCCCAGCCGATGATGGCCGCGCCCAGCACGCCGAAGGCCACGCGCAGCTTGCCGACCGTGGCGATGGCGTTCGACAACGACAGGTTGGCCGTTGCCCACGCCGCCGCCGTGGTGCTGGCGGATGTCACCGCTGCCGCCCCCGCCGTCTGCCACGCGATGATCAGCGCCGGGATCAGGCGGTAGACCAGCACCGCGAGGCCGACCTCGGCGATGCGCCCCAGCCACTTCATCACCGTGTCCAGGTTCTCCGACAGCCACGTCAGCGCCTCGGCGAGCTTCTTGGTGAAGCCGGTCGATTCGTCAAGTTTGCTGATCCACTGGCCGAAGGCGTTCGACAGGCGCGTGAACGCCTGACTGACGGTCACCGGCAACTGCGCGTACTCGGCGGCCAGCTTGTCCTTCTGACTCATCAGCGCGTTGACCACAACGTCGGCGGTGAGCCGCCCTTCTTCGGCGAGCTTCCTCAGCCGTCCGATGGGCACGTTCAGACCATCGGCGAGCGCCTTGGCCAGACGCGGGCTGTTCTCGACGACGGAGTTGAATTCCTCGCCGCGCAGCACGCCCGAGGCCAGCGCCTGCCCGAACTGCAGCAGGGAGGACTGCGCCTCGGTGGCCGATGCGCCCGAGATGCGCAGCGCCTGCGAGATGCTCTCGGTGAGCGAAAGCGCGTCCTTCTGCTCGCCACCCAGCATCCGCACGGCCTGCTGGAGCTTGCCGTAGAGCGTGGCGGTTTCCTGGATCGGCACGCCGATGCGCTGCGCGATGGCGAACAACTCCTTCTGCGCGACCGTGTATTCGCGCTGGCCGGCGGTGGCGAGCTTCAGGCGCGCGGACATCATGTTCCAGGCGTCGGCGATCTGGACGATCTCCTGCACCTTGCCCGCCGCCCAGTTGAGGGTGAGGAAGGCCAGCAACTGCGTCTTGGCCTTGGCGACCTGATCGCCGAAGGCGTTCATCCCCGCCTTGACTTCGGCCACCCCGGCGGCGGCCTTGTCGCTGGCGCTCTTGGCACTGATGCCGAAGCCGCCGAGGCTGCGCTCGGCATTGTTGATGGCGCGTTTGAGCCCCTCGTCGGCTCCTTCGAGCGCGACGAGGATGGAAATGCGGTTCGCCATCTCAGTCCACCAGCCGCAACTGCTTCTCGATGCGCGCGGAGAGGCGCGGGATGCGAGCGGCGACGATGCGTTCGACGTTCAGGCGCTTCTTGAGCTGCACCCGGGGCACCAACACGGCGATGGGCACGTCCGCGCCGCGCTTGAGGCGCTTGACGCCCTCGGCCTTGCGATAGCGGCGCTTGAAGCCCGACAGTGGCCGGTCGTGTTCCTTGATGTTTTCGGCCATCAGCACGATGTTCCCCTTGGCGTTCTTGATGAAATAGGCATTGCCACCGCGCATCAGCTCAGCGATCTGCGCCTTGAAGCGTTTGCGGCCCACGCGCCCGTGCAGCGGGATCAGCATCCGGCCACCAATGACGCCGCCACGCTCGTGGATGCCCGACCACGGGATGCGCGAGCCGACGTAGAGCGCGGGCAGCCGACTCCGATCCTTGTCGAGCACCTTGGCGGTGAAACCCTTAACGAAGGATTTCTTGACCACCGCCATCTGGCCTGCGACGTGGCTGCGCACGTCCTCTTTGAGTTCGGCGGCCTCACCGGCGATGCCGCGCGCGACCGCCTTCTGCACCTTCTCGCGGAACTCGCCGCCCCAGCGGCGCAACTGCGCCTGCGCGGCCTTGCTATCGATGCGAACCGAGATGCGCATGGTCTTGGAGCCTGTCGAGGGTCTGGTCGATGTGGCGGGCGTCACCGCGTGCGCCGATGGCGATCAACGACAGAAGCCGTGCATCGCGTGCGACGTCCTCCCGCGCGGTTGCGGCGGCGAAGCCGCGCACCTGCGCCAGGGTGTAGTCGAGGATGTCCGGCAACCGGTGGCCGTGGGCGATCAGGTGCTGGACGGTGTCGAACCACCCGTGGCGATTGCTGCCGTCGCGCCCGTCCGCGCGATCAGCCCGTCGAGCCGAGGCATCACCGTCCGGGTAAAAAAATCGGCGTTGACCTCGATCACCTTGGCCGCCAGCAGGATGGCCTCGTCGGCGGCCAGCTCATCGACCCACGCGCGCGGCTTGCCGACGGCAATCGACACCGCCGTCAGCAAGTCGTCGCCGCGCTCGCCGAACAGCGCCAGCCAGTCAATGCCATCGCCGCCGATCTGCTGCATCACCGGGGTGATGGCGCGCAGGAAGGCGGGCATCTGGCCGACCTTGAGTGGCTTGATCGCCAGCGGCTCGCCATCGATGACCAGCTCCGCCGCCTGCGGGATGAGGGTTTCCAGATCGCTCATGGCAGTCCCCATCACAGTTGCACGATGCGGCCAAACTGGCCGAGCACCGCGTCGTAGGGCTTGGTGGTGTCGGCCAGGAGCGAGCCTTCCAGCTCGAACTTGTTGTATTCGTCCGAGATGAAGGAGATCTCCTTCAAGGGGTCGAAGGCCACGCGGTACAGCTCCACCAGCACCTTGGCGTTGCCCTGCGCGGTGTTGACGCCTTCCAGGCGCAGGAACCGCTCGGGCAGTGCCTGCGTGAAGATGCCGATCTCGGTGGCGACGCCGTAGCTGTAGGCCGCCTTGAACGGCGCGGTGAAGCCGGTGGTATCCAGAAACTGGAGGGCACCGAAGTCGGTGTCTGCTGTGAAGTGCGTGCCTGCGGTCAGCGTCGCGGGCGTGCCCGCCGAGTCGGTCACCACCAGCGCCGAGACCTTGGGATGGGCGAAGAAGTAGCGGTCGCCGACCACCGGAGCCGCGCCGCCGATGGTTTCGGCGGTCACCGAGCCCGTGCTGCCGGTGACGTGGTTGCCGTACAGCGCCAGGGCGAGGTTTTCCTTGGTGAATTCCTCAATGGTGAGATTCACGGTGGCCGACTTTTGCTTGACCATCCGGTGGTCGAGCGAGCGCTGGCCGGTCTGGCTCTCGTAATGCTCCAGCACGTCGGTCTTGAGCGAGAGCTTGAGCTCGGCGACGTTGCCGGGCGAGCGCACTTCGATGGGTAGGCCGGATTCGTCGCGCTTGCCGAGGAATACGCGGCCCTGAAAACTGGCGTAGGTGCTCATGATTTGGATTCCTTGCGTTGGGTGGTGATGGGTCGGATGGGCTCAATGGGTGTGCCGTCGCCTTGCGGCTGGGGCTCGGGTACGGGCTGGCGGTCGTGGCGGGCGGTGCCGTTGGCGATGAGCCAGTCGGCGGTGCTGCCATCCACATCGAGCCGTTCGCCCGCCTTGTGGGCTTGGCCCGCGTGGGTGTGCGGCTGAGTCAGAACGATGGAAGTCATGGGGGTCATCCTTTGGCTGAAAGATCGGTGTCGAGCGTCCGGTAAGTGATCGCATAGCGCGCCGGAATCGTGGCGGCCACCGCATCGGCGTCCTCGACGTCCCACTCGCATTCCTGCTCGCGGATACCCAAGGCAAGGCCACCCAGATTCCGGTCGACCAGCAGCGCAGCATGGGCGGCAGTGAGCAGCCGGTCAGCCTCGGTTTCCGGAATGGCGGGAGGTACCGCGCGGGCCAGCGCGACGATGCGCACCGTGAGCTCGCGTGTGACGCGGTCGTTGGCGCGCTCGGTGATCGATTCGGACTCGGGGAACACCACCAGTGCCGGGCATTGCTCCCGGCTGATGGCCACCGTGGGCGAGCGGTGTAGCGTCGCACCGAGCGATTCCACCGGCGTTCGGACAGCCGCCATCACCGCGAGCAGGATCTGTTCGCGGATCGAGTTGCCGGACACGGCGCTACACCCTGGTGAGCTGTGCGCGCATCTCCGAGCCGTCGCCCACGGCCCGGGTGCTACGCACCTGATAGATCACGCCATCGATCTCGACCGTGTCGCGCGGAGCCAGCCCCAGGAACACCGAGGCCGGATACGACATCTGATAGTCGGTGGTCGAGGCCAGGCCGTCGAACACGGTGTCGTCCGGAGCGGCGAAGCCAACCGGGTGGCGCTGCGCTGTCGTGCCGTCCGAAGGACACCAGAGGCAGTCCTTCAAGAGCCCGGCATTGGCGGCCGATTCGTAGATCTGCTCGACGAGACTCATCACGCCACCGTCAACTTCACCAGCACACCCGGACGATGGCACATCGGCAGCGGGTTGGACTGCGTGTGCAGATCGGTGCCCCGGTCGAACTTGCGCGGCTCCTGCTTGGCGTACAGCGGCTGGCCGACCGTGTTGACGGTTTCGTTGAAATCCGCCGGTGCGAAGTAGGTGCTGAAGGTGTCGATGGTGCCCAGCGGGAAGGCATGAGCCTCGCCAGCGGCGATGAAACGGCGTGCGGTTCCGCTGGCATCGGTGGCCTGACCCCGGTACTCCTCGAAGGTGATACCGCCGTAGGTGAAGCCGCGACGCACGTCGTTGATGAGGATTGCCCCGTTCTGCCAGTTCTCGAAGGCCTTCTCGACCTTGGCGTGGCCGGTGAGCGCGGCGAAGAACTCCGGCGAGCACAGGCAATGGACACCATTCATGAACTCGCCTTTGAGGTTCTCCTCGATGGTTGCCAGCACCGTGGTGCACTTGGCTTTCACATTGGTGCCCGCCGTGCCCAGCTCGAAGGCCACCGCCTGCTGGGTGATATCGAAGGCATCGAACAGGTCGTAGAGAACCGAGCCGTCCGCGTCGAGGATCACGCCCTTGAGCGCACCCATGCGCAGGTGCTCCAGCGTGATCGCATGCTTGTTGCGCATCGTCTCCAGATGGCGCGCGATCACGCCTGCCACCGTCTCGGTTTCGGTTTCCGAGCCGAAGGCACGGATGCCTTGGACTTCCTCCGGCAGCACCACGTCGTCGTGCGGGATGTGCGGCACCACGAAGGAGCGCAGCTTGCGTTTTCCACGCACGCCAACCGTGCCGGGTGAACCCGGTGGCAGCGTAGGCAGCAAGTTGAGCACGCCGTTCATTTCCTCGACGACGATCTGGCGCTGCCGTACCGGCTTGGACGGCATCAGGTTCAGTTCTTCCAGACGCCCGTAGCGGTTGGGCAGGATGTTGATGGCGGCGGTCAGCGCCGTCATCGAGAAGGCGGGGTTGCTGAAGGGGTTGTTCATGGTCAGGCTCCTTGGCGAACGAGCACGCCCAGCGCCTTAAGCTGCGCAATGGCGGTGAGTTTTTCGGCGGTGGTGATGGCGTCGGGCCACGCGAGCGCATGGTGGGCGACGATGGCGTGGCGCGCGACGACGAGACCGTCGTCACGGTCGATCAAGGTGGCGTCGCAGGCCTGTAGCAGCACGCCAGCGGCGACCTGCGTGCCGTCTTCTGCGGACGGATCGAGCTGTTTGAACTTGGCCGTTGCGGTGACGATGCCGACCACCGTGCCCAGCGGCAGGTTCTGGCCCGAAGCGACCGTGACGCGGTCGCGCGAGTAAAGGTTGGGGGCTTCGTACTTGAGCAGGTCGCCCAGGTTCAGAGGTTCGGCGAGAGCGGGCATCTCAGATCTCCTTCTTGGTGGATTGCGCTGCGATCTGCTTGGCGGCGTCGATCAGCGGATTGCTGGCCACAGGGCGCGCGGCATCGGGGGCGATGCGGCTGGTGATTTCGGGACTGGCTTCGGCCTGCGCCGCAAGCAGTTGGCTGCGCACCTTGGCGGGCGAGGACTGGGCGTCGAGGAAGCCCGCAATCAGGTCGGTTCGCCCGGCCAACGTGCAGGTCTGGGCGATTTCGACGGCGTCGGCCACGCTCAGCGCGGTGGCGGTGGAGGCGGCGGACGGTTGAGGAGGACTGCCAGCAGGATCAGCAAGAGGCCGATCAGGAGCAGCGGGGTCGGTTCGATCATTCATGGAAGACTCCGTCTGGTGGTTGCGAAGAAAGCCCGCTTGGCTGGCCGGAGCCACCTGAGTCGGGAGTGGGGAAAGCGATTGCGTGAGTTGCGTGAGCGCGTCGTCGAGGCTGCCGACGGCATCGGCAAGACCGGTGGCAACGGCGTCCGGTCCGAAGAACAGGCCCGCTTCGGTGGCGCGCACGGCGTCCGCATCGAGGCCGCGATGTCGAGCGACCGTCTCGACGAACAGCTCGTAGACGCGATCCACCTCGGCCTTGAGAACCGCGTGCGCGGCGTCGGAGAGCGGCTCGTGCGGGTTGAGGTCGTTCTTGCGCTCGCCCGCGAACACGGCGGTGTAACGAACACCGTCTTTGGCGTCCTTGACGGATTGATCGATGTGCATGGCGATGACGCCAATCGAGCCGACACCGCCGGTGCGCGCGACGAACACGCGGGTGGCGGCGGACGCCAGCGCATAGGCCGCCGAGAACGCCATGTCGTTGGCCACGGCCCAGACGGGCTTCACTTGCGACGCCACGCGGATACGGTCGGCCAGATCGAACACGCCGCCCGACTCGCCACCCGGCGAGTCGATGTCGAGCAGGATCGCAGCGACCTCGGGGCTGGTGAGCGCGGCGTCCAGTTGCGCGGCGATACCGGTGTAGCTGGCGAGACCCGATTCGGCCTCGAGGCCCGAGGTTCGGCGCACCAGCGTGCCGTGGATCGGGATGACGGCAACCTTGCCGCTCGGAGGCCCAGGCGCGCGGGCCGCAGGCGTGTAACCCACGGACGCGGCGAGGTCGGCGAGGCCGATGCGCGCACCGAGCACGGAGAGGATGATGTCGAGTTTCGGCCGATGAATCGCCAGCGGCACGCCGAACAGGCGCGCAGCCAGATGAGGTAGCAAAGTCATGGGAATCCTTCGGGAAAGCGGTCAGGCAGCGAATCAGGGAAGCGATTGGCTACCGGTGATGTCCGGCGCGTTGGCGCTGCGGTTGGGTTCCGAGCCGCCGCCGTCCTTCGACGTGTAGCGAGGATCTGAGTCGAAGATCAGGCCGAGGTCGTCGGCGCGCTGGTTGTCGGCGGCGATCTCACGGTCGACGTCTTCGGCGTCGTAGCCGTTGGCCGAGATGGCTTCCGAGCGGCTCATCAGGCCGGCGCGGATAGCCAGCAACATCGCTTTGAATTCCTTCTCCGGGTCAACCCACTGCCAGCCCTGGGGAATCCACTTCACCGCGAGGTACTGGCGGCGACGGGCTGGCCCGCCTCGAGTGAAGCCCGGGGCATCCAGGGCCCCGGCGAGCACCGCCTGCTTCATCCAGGCCGCCCAGACCGGGCGGCACATCTGATGCACCAGCACGCCGTGCTGCACCATCTCGCAGCGACGCCGGAACTCCAGCAGCCCGGCACGGATAGACGAGTAGTTCACGCCGGTCAGATCGCCGGTCAACTGCTCGTAGGTGATACCAATGGCGGCGGCGACCGCGCGGAACTGGGTGCGCAGGAATTCGGAGTACGAACCACCAACATCAGCCGGATCGGAGAACTTGATGTCCTCGCCCGGCTCCAGGATCTGCAGCGTGCCCGGCTCCAGTCCGGCAAGCGCAATCCCGTCGGCGTCCGCTGCACCTTCGCCCAACAGGTTGTCCTCAGGGTTGGCGCGCGTGACGAAACCCGCGAACATCGCGGCGGTCTTCTTGCGCACCAGCTCGGCGTCGTCGTACTGGTCGAGCTCGTTGAGCTTGACCAGGGCCCGCGACAACCATGGCTCGCCCCGGATCTGCCCCGGGCGCAGCACGCGGAACAGGTGAATGATCTCCTTGGCGTCGATGCGCACCGTGTCCATCCCGCCCTGGCCCGACATCGGAGCCAGTCGCCCGTCCTCCGGGTGCGAGCGGTACAGGTGGTAGGCCACGCGCCGCCCAAGGTTGTCGAACTCGATGCCGGAGCGCACGACGTTGCCGGACGGCAGATCGGTGTTCAGGTTGATGGGCAGGTGCTCGGGCTCCAGCAACTGGAGTTGCAGGGGCACCGACAGGCCATCCTCCGGACGGCGTGGCCGCAGGCGAATCAGGCATTCGCCACCTTCGAGCATCGCCCGACACGCCAGGGCCTGCAGGCCATAGAAGTCGGTCTGTCCCGCCGCGTCTGCTTCCTCAACCCAATCGCGCCACAGTGCTTGCACCTCGGCCTTGAACCGTTCGTCGCCAGACAGGCTCTGCGGCTTGATGCCGGTGCCGACCGCGTTGGCCACGAAGGCTTCGATACCGGCCTGCGCCCAAGCATTGCGGCGGACGAGGTCACGGCTCTTGCCGCGCAACTCGGCGTTGGTTGTCAACATCGCCGCGACCGCGCCCGGGTTGCCGGGCATCCAAGCCAGCGAGCGACGGCCACGACCTGCGGCTTCGTGTACTGGCGAGGCACCGAACAACCGGCGCACCGTTTGGGAGAACCACGCCATCTCAGAACCCCTTGCGCGTGGTGACGCGGATCTGGCGCGGCGCACCGGGCAGCAGCCCGGTTTCAGCCGCCTGCTGCAGCATTCCGCGCCTAACCTCGCGGATCGCGGCCATCAGTTCGTCGACCGAGCGGTACTCGACCGTCTTGTCGGCAAAGGTCACGCGCCGTTCGCCCTTGGCGAGCGCGCTCTCCAAGGCCTGGAGTTGGATTTCTGTGTAGGCCATCAGCGGTACACCACGAGGTTGATTTCGGACGAGTCGTCGAACGACGTTGCTGTCGTCGCGCAGGAGATGTCGACGTACTGGGCCGTTTTCAGGTCGGAGCTGGCGCGAACGACAGCCACACGCTGCTGGCCGCTGTTGCTGCTGCTGCGTGCGAGCGCCGTCCAGCAGTAGTTCGCATCCGGCATCGCCAGCGCAAAATGCACGCGGTAGCGGCCCGCCGCTGTACGCACGACGCTGGCCACGTTGTGCGCGCTGCCGATCACGATCTGACCGCCCACGTAGCCAAAGCTCACCCACACCCGAGCAAGTCCAGGGTGCGTGGCGTCGATCTTGGTCTTGACCTCGAAGCCGATGCGCGCAGCCAGGGCGGCGATGCTGGACGCGAGGCTCATCAGGCCAGCGCCCCGTCGAAGATCACGACGAAGTCCGTGTCGGTGTTGCCAACATCGACGGCCGCAACCGCGCCAATGTTGGTGCGCGCCTGAAGTTGCTCGGCAACGGTCAGGGTTTGCGCCGCGTCGTACCGCACCCGCAGATTGACGGCAGCGAGGAGCGCGTCCAGGCCCGTAGTGCCGTTCTGCAGCAACTGCTGGATCTCCACCAGGGTGTCGTAGGCGGCGTCTGCTCCACCGAGGATGTCGGCCTTGAGCGCGTCGAGCAGCGACACGATCTTGTTCGACGAGTAGGTGGTTGAGGTGGCGATCTGGTTGTCGTCGATGGCGGTTGCGGAGAGCACCGCCGCCTTCAGTTCGTTTATCGCCGCGACCAGACTCGACTTGTCGGTGGTGGACAGGCTGGCTAGGTTTCCCGCCGTCGCCCGGACGTCGTTGAACTCCTGGGCGACCCGGATGACCAGGCTCTCGATACGGGTGGCAAGACTCATGTGTTCTCCTTGGTTTGAAGCGGCCGCCGTCAACGAAG